TGGTTAAGCCTGTGTTGTATTTTGCTAGGCCTTTGGTAATGCCAATATAACCTTTGCCTAAATCTTCTGAAACGGTAGCAAGATCAATGCCAGATGCTCTGCTGATTGTGATTGCATCATTGAGAAGTTTCTGAGATTGTGTCAATGAGCCAGTCGTGGTCAATAGACCCTGAAACGCTGGACGAAGAACATCGTCTGCAATGGCAGCAGACTTCTCAAGGTTGGCTATGTAATCAGCAATTTGAGGGTTAGCAAAGCCAATGCCTAGATTTTCTACTGCTCTGCTGAGTCGAAGGGCAGCAGCTTCATCCTGAGCAAAAGCCTTAATTGATGCTTTGCTGTAAGCAATAATTGCATTTGCTCCAAAAGCAATACCTACTGCACCTGCCAACTTCTTGACATTGCCAGTTAATTTTTGCGTAGCTGTTTCAGCTTGCTTGAAAGCCTTTTTGCCTGTGAACTCCGCGGCAATGTTAATGGCTACATTGCTCATGCGGCTCTCCTCAAATCTACTATTTGTGTTCTTTTATTAAATGCAGCACTTGTGTTTTCAATAGCCTTTAAGACAGAAGCATTGGCTCTACCTTGTGTTTTAGCCCATGCTCTAAAGATTAAGCGACCCATCATAGATGAGTTACCTTTTTTGCTAGGGCCGTAAAGCTGACCAAGATTAGAAATAAACTGATTGCCAGCATAAGGATTTACTGATCGAGATACGCTCTTAGATGTACCGCCTGCTTTAGGCCCTACCCAATCTTGACCTTGACCGTTCTTTCGACCAGCTCTTTCATAGATAGCACCTACGGCTGTTTTGTTTTGAATTCTTATTGTATTGACAAAGCCGCGAGGATTAGGCTGAGAAGGTGTAGTTTTGTAAATGATACCTCTGCGAATTATGCCTGCATCATAGGTAGGAAATTTTGCTTCCGAGAATGATCGAGGTTGCCATCCACTCATAGGAGATGTTGGTGGCACAAATGAGCGAGCCTCTGCAACTACAGGTTTGAGAATCTTACCTAGTTCTTGAGTTAATTCTTTAGCTAGGTCTGGAGCATAAGCAGCTAAGGCTTTACGAAGTGCGACCGCGCCCACGACTTCTGTTGGCATCTTTGATCTCCTTCGCTTCGTCTTTTAGACCTTGCAGCAATGCATCTAGCATTAGCTTGTCTAACTCTAACAAATGTTGTGGCGCAATCCCCAACCTTATGCTTAGCCTAGCAATAAGGTAGGTGAACGGTAGATCGCGCTTTAAGCTAAAGGGTCGGAATCAAGTACCTCAACACTCTTCAGTGTTTCAATAAATTCCATCCCATAAGGCTTAACAGTTTCACCTGACCTGCGTGTGACTTCCCAAGCTAACCAATAGACATCCGACTGCTTTTCATCTACACGAAATGCTTGGTGGAAACCCTTTTTAGCGTACTGCTCAAATGCGTACTCCACTGCTGGAGTAATCTCGCCTTCTAATACGCTTCCATCTTGTCGAACTATCTTCAGTCTTGCCATGTTTTGCCCCTTTGTTAGTTGTTTAGAAAGTACCTGTTGTTGTTACTGCAACTGTTGAATTACAGTTCCATGTAACTGACTGCATTGAAATATCGCCTACAGCACCGTTGATGTCTGTTAGGTTATTAACCAAGACTGACATTGTGTAGAGAGGGTTAGTAGCTGATACTGCTGCTGACTTATCTTGTAGCAATACAACTGTTACTGTAGTTCCAAATGCTGCTTGAAGTGTTGGAAGTACGCTTGCCGCTGCTGTGTCATTTAAGAAGTCAATAGTGATAGAAGATGTCTCTAAGCCTTTGACTGCCTTCGCTGAGCTATCGCCCATTGCAACGACTGATAATTCGTCAAATGTGCGGTTCAATGTTACTGATTGTACATGGTCTGAAAGGTCAATAGTTGCGACTTTGACACCGACCTTATTATTCAAAAATACGCTCACTATTATTCCTCTTCTTTCTTAGTAGATACTGGCTTTGGTGCTGCTGGTGCAACCTGTCCGATTTTAATCAGAAAGGCTTCGTTCTCTTTTTCCCAATCGGACATGGTTATTCCCAACTTGTTAAAATGGATACGGACATCTCGCAGCTGAGCAGTTCCCCGCTTGCAACATTGAGAATACTTGGTGCGCTTACTGCGCTTACATTATATGTCAAAGATGATAGTGATAGCTTTTTAAACACAGCACAAACAAAATCTTCTATGCCATTGAGGTTGCCTTCATTATCGAATAAGGCGGTCGTAATGACCAGCTTGAAGTTAGCCATTGGACTAATGCTTATGTGCTGGTTATTTGTTGGAACAATGTATTCATCTGAAGGACTGACGATCACAGAATTGGCAAGGATAGTGCTTGGCGGAAAAGCAAAAACTTGATACTTTGTATTATCTACTAAAGCAGTGGCTAAGGTAGTTCTTAGGGTTGTAATTGGAACTGGCATTTAGCCCACCATTGAAGTGGGTGCGAGTGCATGAGAAATCAATCCCCGTACTTTCGCCAATAATTGCGCGGACATCCTGTACGGGGAAGGCTGGAAATCAACTGCATTAGAACCTGAGAGAGTAGCGGTTCTTGCTTGCCAGATTTCAACAGATATCATTAAAGCTGCATTTTGTACTGCTTGGTCTGCTGACCAGTCCACATAAGTATCTGCTGAGACTGTGCCAAAAGGTTGCACTGGATGTTCTACTGCTGGAGTATTGTTGTTGCCAGTAATGTTGTAAGTGATGTTGTAATCGCCCACTCCAGTGAGAGTTTTATTTCCGTTGTGCTTATTTCCATTGCCAGCAATAGTTACTGTCTGGCCTACATAAAAAACTTTTTCTACCAAGTCTTGAAAATAAAGTGTGCCTGTAGTTGCTGTGTTGCTATGTGCAATATTGTATGTTGTGTTAGTCCAGAGCATAGGCAATAAAACTGCATCGGCAGCATCGCACACGGATTCAAGAACTGCATCTGTGTAGAGAGTGCCAACACCAAGCGTAGAGCGAAGCTCTGCAACTGTTGTTAATGCCATGATGATCCTTTCTAAAGACTCTAGGGAGTCAGAGGGCTACTGACCCCCTAGAGCGACTTAGTTACCTATTTATTAAGTTAGGTTGAACTTGCGAACGCCCTTACCTGACTTAGCAAGGTAAATTGCTAGGTATCCGTAAAGGTTGATTTCGATTTCGCCTGATGTAAGAACATTTACGCGAAGTTGTGTCTGTGGTGATTCCCAGACATAAACAGATGATGGTGCAACCAAGAACGCTGAGTTATCAACGATGCCTGATGCTGCAATGTTGTGATCAACAATAAGATCAGTTCCAAGAACATTACCGCGAACAGATGAAGCGACTGCTGAACCTGATGCGTTCTGTGTTGGGCCTTGTGCTGAATACAGCGCTCTCCCAGTGGTATCCGCGTAGCCAGTAATTGCCGCCCATTGGTCAGTCGAGGCTACTAGCTTATTAGCAAAGTCTCCACCAGTTCCCTTATATGCTGCTGCACCTTCTACGGAGATGAATGATTGCAATCCAGCTGCTGTTGCTGCTGTAGTTGCTGCTGCTGTACCGTCAGCAATAAATGCTGCTAGAAGTGCTGCATCTGTTGCCTTCTCGTACGCTTTACGGAGCTCAACCATCATCAATTCCATAAATTGTGGCTGGCTGCGGTCAACGAGTTCAAAACTAACGCGTTGTAAACCTGAGAACTTATTTACACTTACTGTGTCATAAGCTGAAGTCATGCCTGTTTCTGATGGAGCAGAACCTTCATTTGTATCTGCAACTGTTGGAGCAACATCAGCAGATGACGCATTGGTATAAAGGCGTGGAACTGTAAATGACATGCCCTCTGCCATAAGAGCTGCGCGTGTTGCAGCTTCAAATGCTGGACGGCCAGTAAATGTATCAGTAATAAATGTGTTTAGGTGTGGTGCAAGTGTTAGACCTGTGTTTGTTGATGTTGAATCATCTGCTGCACGAACTGTGCGGCGAGCTTCGTCATCACCCATAGCAGCCTTGATGTTGGCTTCTAGGTATTGTGCTGATGTGATTGGTGCTACGCGCTCACGCACGAATGTAGTTGCAGTAACAACAGGACGAGCAGCTTCAACCGCTGCTGCCTCTACTGGTGCTGCAACTGTCTCTGGAGTATTCTCCACAGCTGTCTCGCTTTCTGTTGGTTGGATTTCTTCTACTGCT